GCCACATTCATCAGGTGAATGAGTTCGGCAAGTTCGCCGTGATTGCCGAGGATATTGCATTCAAAATACGCATCCAGCCACTCCATATATTCCTTGCTCACCGCGTCGTATTGCTCTTGAGCGGTCATCTCTTCCCACGGCATATGCCCGTCAGTCATGGCGGTGTCCAATGCTACAGATCGGTCGTATTCCTTCGCCAGAGCCTCAAAACAGGCCGTCAACGGATGGTTGTCTATCCCTTGGAGTTTGGTCAACTCCATGGCAAGGGTGATACTCTCTTCGATCTTGTCAGATGCTTCTCGCACGTCACGGAAAGATAGCTCAAAATCCGAGACAATTTCCCCCCGGATGACATGCATAACAGCTTCGTGAACCATGCCATTCAGGTCATTGCATCGGTGCATGGTGTTGACCTCTTGGAGATATTCCCCTGTTTCCTTCTTGGCAAGGGCAAGCTCTTTTTCACAAGCAACAAGTTGGCTTTCTGCCGATATAATAAGGCGGTTTGATTTGGCAAGCTCGGCGAGAAGTTGGCGGATAATTTGGGTGGATACTCGGCATGACATTCTATCGTAGTTATCAATCCACGTCTCAATCTGTTCAACTGTCCATTTCTCGCTCATCGTCTCGCCCTCCTTTTCCAGCTTGCGCCCATGACCTTATGCCGCCACGCCTGGTCTCGGCGGCAGGCGATCACGACCGAACAGGTGACGGGACATTGCAGACTATATACGCACCATTCCTCTCTACAATCAGGGCGGTCTACAAAACCACCCATTTCCTAACTCCCGCTACACGCGACGAGCGCGTGAGCTGTTTGTTATGCTTTCTTACGTTGATTCCATTTCTTCGTGGCCGCTATTTTACTATCTGCCTCAATATGTGGTGCAGCAGCGCATGTGCAATAAATATTTACTGTACGCCTGCATGATGGCCCCATTATTGGGACTTTCCCGCAAAAGGGACATGGTAATAGCTCCTTCACTTCTAAGGGGATACGCCATGCTAAATCACCATCATCATTTATATATTGTTCGGTGTATCTTTCCGATTCGTTCATTTTCCTCTCCGATCCGCCCGAACGCATAACCAAACGTTCGAGCCGTTGTACGGCTCAACTCAAGCCGTTATCCCCCCATAGCCTTAACCCGCTCGTTGGCTGCACGCAAGGCGTCGCGGGTGGTGCGCTTACCGTTTGACCTGGCTGCTGCCACAATGCGCTCCCGGGACTCAGGAGAGGCGAACGTGTACCCTGCATCATGCGCGGGAAAATCGGGGCGGACGGTTACGCACCTGTACTGCATCCAGCCGCAAATCGGGCAATGCACCGCTTCAAGCGGATGAAAGAATAAAAACTCTCTGGCATGATATATCCGAGACTGACCGCAATGTGGACAAACTACCGCGTTACCCATGTTCCCTCCCTCACTTCCCGGACGCCGGGGCGACCTTGGCTAAGTAATCGTCAATCGCTTCACGCAGGACTTCGGAAACGGTCATGTTTCGTTTCTTCGCTGACCTCTTAATCGCAGCCCGTTGTTTGTCTGGTAAGCAAAACGTCATAGTAAAAACTCTTCGCATATCTTGCCCCTCCTTGATATTGACACTTTATCGAATTAGTAAGCGAATGTCAATAACTATTTTCATCCCTTCCTCATGGGGGGTCAGATGGCCTCTTCAACTTCGTCGGGTTCGGTATCAAAATTGAAGCAATCCTGATCTTTCTGAATCTTACCGGCGGCGTCCACATTCTTAACTGATTGCCGGTAATAGGACGGCTTAAGTTCCGCGCCTATTCCTTTTCTCCCGAGAGACACCGCGCCGAATACTTCTGAACCAACCCCCATGAACGGGGTCAATACCACTTCGCCGGGGTTTGTTCTTAGTACTATCGCCCTTTCAATAACATCTAGTTGGAGGGGATGCACATGCTTTTCATCTTCCGAATCCCGAGCCGCTTCGAATGGTAACACCCGGTCAATCCGTATGTCATCCCAGAACGAAGAGGCATATTGTCTCCATATCCAATGGGAGAATCGATTCTCTGTTTGCTTTCCTTCCCATCCCCTGTATCCAAGGACATCTGAAGGGATTTGACGCTCTCCGGCATAGTTCAACATTCCGATAGGGTGGACAACTGGTACTGGGTTTTCTCCCTTGTTGCGGAATATCAAAAGCTGATCCATCGAGGCAACTCCGCATAAGGTAGAATCCTGGACGAGCGTCATGTGAGCCAAGTTCTTTTGCATGGTACGGTTACGAACCGCAAGGGGCTCTTTCCATATTCCATGGCGGCAAATAAAATCCCATCCGTGCTTTTCATGGAGTCGGATAATATCGCCAGGGAAGTCTGTCAGTCCGTCCCTTCCGCTGTTGCTCTTTGGGGTGTCCATGCAATGAACCGCCGTCATCCTGCCGGGCAACGTCAACCGGGTTATTTCGCTCACCACAAATTCGTAATGTTCAAAGAATTGATCGTAACTATCGCAGTTGGACAGGTCGCGCTCATGGCTGGAATACTGGTATAAGCCGCAAAAGGGCGGGGAGTATAGGGAAAAATGGATTGATTTGTCTGGTATCCCGGCCATAACGGTTATACAATCGCCATTGTAAAGTGCATACTTATCAGTTATCTTTTGTTCGATTATAGCCACTTTGGAACCTCCATTTCTTTATCGAATTTAATCCGGTTCTCAACTGATATTGCATTGTTCATTTGTGCTACAAGCGAAGTAAACATCTTGTCGGCCTGGGCTGCCTTGCGCTGGAGGTTCTTCATTATCCCTTGGCCCCCTTCTGTGGTCACAATATCCACCGTGACGGGGCGTTTCTGGCCGAACCTCCAACACCGTCTAACTCCCTGATAGACTTGTTCAAATGAATGGGTAGGGAAGAAAATAACGTGATTGCAGTGTTGGAAGTTCAATCCCCATGCGCCGATTTTAGGCTTCGTGACTAATACCCGGATTTCACCTTTAACAAACGCCATAAACTTCTCTTCTTTGGCTTCGTCTGAATCTCTGCCGCTGATTTGCCTTGCATCAGGGATGATCTTTTCCAACAAATCTCCTTCGTCGTTCAGGTGGCACCACACCAAGGCCGGTTGACCTGTTTCAACAAGTTCCGCAACCTTGCCGCAACGGGATTCAATAGACCGGCGGCTTTCCTCTCTCTGTTCCCGCAATCCGAAAGCTGGCATTTCAAACAACATACCTTCTGCCAGTTTGTTGGCCCTAACAAGGTGCTCTTGCTGGTTTAAAGGCGGTAATGTGAACTCGTCATCGTTGAACCCAAAATCAGATGGCTTTCTCATTGCGCGTGACCAGGAAGCAACCCACCGCCAGAAAGGTATTTCCGCATGGCCTTTAAGCCGCCATTTTGCCCCGTCCTCATGATTCATAAAGTTCTGACCTTTGTTCCGGTAAGTCATCGGCTTTATAACATTTTGGTCATTCTTAAAAAACTTCATCAGCATGTCGGTATACCCTAGTCCACCAAGGGCTTCGCTGCTTGTACCTAGCTCTGTGAAGTCGTTAGGGGCAGCGGTGGCCGTAGCAAGCAACCGATACGGTAATTTCCTCATGAACTGGGTTATCTCATCCTTCCGCTTGCCGTCAAAGTTTTTGAGGATGGAACTTTCGTCACAGACGCACCCGCCATAATCCCGCCAGTCGAACCGGTGGAGTTGTTCGTAATTGGTCACCGTGATATTCCTGCACGGCTTGCCGTCATGCGACCGTTGCGCGTCTATATCAAACTTCGCAGCTTCCTGTACGGTCTGAAATGACACGGCAAGGGGGGTCAATATCAATACCGGCTTGTTGGTATGTCTCACTACGTTCTCGGCCCAAACAAGCTGCATGGGGGTTTTGCCAAGGCCACAATCGCAGTAAAGTCCTCCCCTCCCGGTGCGAACAGCCCAATCAACAAGATATGATTGGAAATCGTAAAGGAAATCTGGCATAAATGTTGGGGTGAACCCATAATTCCAAGATATTTGAGACTTAGCCTCTATAAAAGATTCGTAGCTATTGTATAAGTGAGAATGTTTTAAGTTCGTCATCGGTCATTTCTCCAAAATGGCAACGTGCGTGGAAGGACTGGTTCGGGAAAACCGCTAAATTGCAGGGGTCGTTATTCTTTTTATTGAGGTCTTTATGGTGGACTATCTCATCTGGTGACAATTCACGCTTTAAATATTCTTCTGCAATCATTCTGTGGATATGCCGACCTTTGAACTTCAAATAGGTCGAATCTTTCATGTCTTTTTGCCGCCAATCATAATAACAATCACGGGAGCAAAATTGATTTTTTGCAACCCCTACGTCTTGTTCTCCAAAGCGGCGGTAAAATGGTGAATCGCATAAATCACAGTACAATATTGAACCATGTCTCTTTGATTTGCCGAGACACTCTTTTGAACAATATTTTCCTCTCCCGTTTTTGGCTTCGCTTTCCAATACTCCAAACGCTTTACCACATATAGCGCATATTGAGTTTATCCTATCTTTCCTAGGGGGCATTGTGTTTACCTCGCTTTAATGAATTGCTAAATACACAATACCACAGTCAAGCTATATGTCAAGATTTTATTTCTCAGTGGGTAGTCCACCATCGCCTGATTAAATAACTTCTCACTATGCTAATCGCTGTAAAGTACAGCCCGATCATGATGTTATCGCGAAACCGCACATGAATATTGAAAAGAGGAAAGACGACAATCTGACTGACAAGGGCCACGCCGTATCCCGCAGCCACATTCACGCATGATTCGTAAAAGCTATGTCTCTTCTTCTGAAGCATCTCCCCTCCCCTTGGCGCGTTGGTTAAAACTGGGGCTCATCATCTTCTACAAAAGGGTCGCGAGTGTGCTCCATCAATTTAGGCAGTTCATAGCTTTGAACCGGCTTTATTTCGTAATAGCTAGCGGCACGTCTGGCAATCTCTTCAGTCACGAAACTGATAGCGTAAATTGCCCCGTTGCCGTAGAGCTTTGTAAATCCGGGCGAGGATCCGTTCTCAGGCACGTCCACGCGGACAAACGAGCATCCCCCGATAGTCGCCTCAGTCAATAGCCCTGCAATTTTCTGGTGTCCGAACAACTCAACAACTGCCCACTGTTCGACATTCGCTTTCTCTTCCATTTTCTTATTCTCCTTTCAGTTTACTCCCCTCACCGAATCAGGGGAGGCGTTTAAAAAAGTTCTGGCTGTGATTCTTTGTTTTTCTGATCTTCCTGGCGCTTCATTTGCGCTTTGCTCATCCCGCTGGATTCATGTTCCATGCAATCGCTTACCCGTCGATTTGTAACCTTGTGCTGAGTTAATTTATTGCAGGTCGGGC